TCCTACATTTGGAACAGAGATTGTAGGCGGAACACCAAGTTCTCCAGCCGCAGTAGAAAGTGGTAAAAGAACATTTGTTCTACAATCAATAGCCGCAAACGAAAGTGACGGATCATTACCAGGCACAGCAGGTGCTATGGTCAAGTTTGAAACTACAGAAGCACAAACTACAAGTGCAATGGGTCATAAAGTTGCTATTGAATCTATGGCTAATGGTGCAACAACTCGTGCATCAAGTATTATTGCACAAGGTGGTAATATTACTTTTCACGCAGAAGGTGATGCAAATATTTCATCAGGCGGTGATTTAAACTTAAATGATGATGTAAAGATTACCGGAACATTAAATCAACAAGGTGCTATTTCAAACTCAGGTGGTGATGTTACAGTAGATGACAACTTAGTAGTTAATAATAATTTAACTGTAAGTGGTAATACTACATTAGGAAATGCAAACACAGATGTTGCCACTTCAACTGCAAAGTTTGTTACACAAAATGGTCTAGTTTTAACTTCATTAAATACTGCAACTGCTAATACACTTGCAGGCTTAGGCATCATTGATGAAGGATCCATAATCTATTGTACAGATGGTGACTCTGGATCTAAATGTTTAGCAGTGTATGATGGAAGTAATTTTAAACGTATTAGTCTTGGTGCTAATATTAGTTCGAGTTAGGAGTAACCAATGAAAAAGATTGAGCAAGAAGTTCAAGAAATAAAAACAGACATAAAAATTATTAAAGAGAACCATCTTGCTCACATTGAGAACGATGTAGTTCGTTTAGACAAAAAAATTGACAAAATGGACAATCGTGTATGGGCTGTGTTAGCAATACTTGTTGCAAGTGTTGTTGCACCGTTGATTGCACAAATGTTTTAATACCTACCAAGGGAAAATGGGAGAACACAATGAGTGGAACTGAGGAAAAAAAGGAAAAGAAAGAAGAAGAAACAAGAGGAAGAAAAGCAATAGAATTAGACAAAGAACAGATTGCTAAACTGTCAAGTATTCACTGTTCAGTAGATGAGATTGCTTTGATTATGAATTGTTCAAGAGACACAATTTACCGTAACTACATGGACATTGTAGAACAAGGTCGTGCAAAAGGTAAAATGGGTCTTAGAAGAAAGCAATGGGAAACAGCCGCCAAAGGAAATGCAACTATGTTGATTTGGCTTGGTAAGCAGTGGGTGAATCAAAGTGATGATCCACAGAACCCAGAAGATGCTAAGCCTTTACCTTGGGATGACAACTTTTAATGCCTCTAAGTGAAGCACAAAAAGTTATTGCTCAAAGTGATGCACGATTTCGTGTGTTGTGTGCCGGCAGACGTTTTGGTAAATCAATACTTGCTATTAGAGAAATGGCAAAGTTTGCGAGACAACCAAACAAATCAATAATGTACGTTGCACCAACATATGGTATGGCAAGAAATATTATTTTTGAACCGTTGAAACAAAAGATGAGAGATTTAAGATGGGTCAAAAAAATAAATGAAACAAGAATGGAAATAACATTAGTGAACAATAGTAAGATTATGTTGAGAGGTGCAGAGAACTACGATGCTTTGAGAGGAACAGGCGTAGATTTTTTAGTGATGGACGAAATGGCTGACATCAAGCCAGAAGCGTGGTCAGAAGTATTACGTCCAACACTCTCTGCACAAAATCCGCCAGGCTCTGCACTATTCGTTTCTTCACCTAAAGGTCTAAATCATTTTAAAGATTTATTTGATTTAGGTAAGACACAAGATGAATGGGAAAGTTGGCAGATGACTACTATTGAAGGTGGTAATGTTCCGCCAGAAGAAGTAGAAGCGGCTAAAAGAGATTTAGATGAAAAGACTTGGAGACAAGAGTACGAAGCATCGTTTGAAAACTATTCATCTTTAATTTATTGGGCTTTTGACTTAGAAGACTCAGTAAAAAAATGGGAACCAAAAGAATTAAAACAAGTAATGTTATTTTGTGACTTTAACGTAAATCCCATCGTAGGCGCTGTTGTTGTGCGTACAGAGTATGGGCTTCACGTTATTGATGAAATCGCAATTTACGGTAGCAATACGGACGAATTAGCACAAGAAATGAGAAGACGTTACCCCAAAGAACAGATTATTTGTTTTCCAGATCCTGCAGGAGCACAAAGAAAAACAAGTGCAGGCGGAAAAACAGACCATAGTATTTTACAAAACGCAGGGTTCAGAGTGTTGTTTAGACCTCGACATCCTAAAGTGAAAGACAGAATAAATGCTGTTAATTCACTTTTGTTAAATACTAATAAGGAAAGACGATTGTTCGTTGATCCAAAGTGTCGTGAAGTGATTAAGTCACTTTCAAGACACGCTTACAAAGAAGGTACTATGATCCCAGACAAAGACAATGGTCTGGATCATATGTCGGACGCTATTGGTTACGGCGTCGAGTATTTGTTTCCAGTAACCAAAAACTATGAATTACCAAAGCAACAAGCGTTTGGTGTATTTTAGGAGAAGTAAATGTCATATTTGACCAAAGAAAATGTTTTAGACACACATCCAGTCTATGACCAATACATTGGAAGATGGCGTTACCTTTATGCTTCATTTAATGGTGGTTTTGAGTACAGGAAACCAAGATTAGAAATGTTAAGACGTTACCTTAATGAAGACCAGGCGCCGGGAAACCAATACCAAAACAGATTAAACTACACCGCGTTAGAAAACGCTTGTAAGTTAGTCACAGACACGTACCGTTCATTCTTATTCAGAACGTTACCAGCAAGAACATTAGGTAATCTACAACCACTACCTTTTTCACAAGACTTTATTGACGACATCGATTTGGATGGCACAGACATTGATGCGTTTATGAAAGATTGTAACACATACGCAATGGTGTATGGACACGTTTGGGTTCTTGTAGACAAACCAATAGTAGATGGAGTACAAACTCTTGAACAAGAAATAGCAATGGGTATTAGACCTTATGCTCAAATTGTTACTCCTGAGGCGGTTTTAGACTGGTCTTACGAAAGAATTTTAGGACGCTATGAACTAACATACTTAAAGATGCGTGAAGCAGAAGATGATGAAACAGTAACACTAAGAGTATGGCATCAAGATGTTATTACTCGTTACAAGTACTTCAAAGATGCTGAACACGGTCAAAGTAATATGCAAATCATAGAAGAAATACCAAACACAATTGGTAGAATACCGTTTGAACTATTAAAAGCAAATCATACAAATATGAGAGGCGTAGGAATGTCAGACATTACTGACGTTGCAAAGATTCAACAAGCAATTTTTAACTTGTTGAGTGAAGCAGAGGCGGCAATTCGTGTAGGATCACATCCTTCACTCGTAAAAACGGCTTCTACTGACGCAAGTGCAGGTGCAGGATCTATTATTACAATGGATGAGAACACTGACCCTAACTTAAAACCATATTTGTTGTCGCCAGCAGGCACACCAATCGATTCAATCGTTAAAATGTTACAAGAACATCAAAAAATGATTGCAAAGATGACACATTTAGAAGCAGTAATGGCAGAAAAGACTGTTGCTAAGTCAGGTGTTGCACTACAAACTGAAATGGCGATGCTTAACACAAGATTAGGCGACAAAGCAGATGCTTTAGAGCAATTTGAGTACAAATTATGGGAACTATTTCAGATGTGGACTGGTATTGAAGCAGATGACCAGTTTACAATCGAATACAGAAAGAAATTTGACATTCGTGATGAAAATAACGACTTAGCAAACTACAAAACTGTATTAGAAATGAACATACCAAGCGAAACTCTTAATAAAGAGTTGTACAAACAGATTTCAAAGATTGTTTTACGTAATGCAGAGAAGATGGACGATGTTGTCAGAGACATTGAGGGTGGCGAAATGGAACATCCAGTAACTGACGAGATTAACCGTGTTCCTCACATTATGAGAATGATTGATGAAGGCTTTACTGATGAAAGAATGTTAGAAATTCATCCAGAAATCTCACAAGAAGACATCGATGAAGCAAGAAAACAAATGGGAGACGCATAATGCCATACCATAGCAAAAGCAAAAAGAAAGGTTCTTCTTATGGATCTAAATCATCTAAAAGTACGATGAAGAAGAAAAAGAAGAAGAACAAACGTTCATAATAAGAATGAATAAATACAAATAAGGGACATAAAATGATTTTACTCCCACAAATAATATGGAGGATTAGGTAACCATGACCGATGACAATATGGGCACAGCCGAGCAAAACATAGAAGTAACTGAGACTTCTGCTGAACAAACTCAGGACACAAAGACTTTCACACAAGATGAAGTTGATGCAATCGTAAAAGCAAGACTGGCAAAGTACAGTAAGAAATATGAAAGCATTGACCTAAACGAGTACAAAAGTCTTAAACAAGAACAAGAAACTAAGAAACTTGAAGAACAAAAGGCTCGTGGAGAGTTTGAAACAATCTTGCAACAACAGAAGCAAGACTTTGATTCTAAACTGTCTACAATGAAGTCACAACTTGAAAGAGAGAAAGTTGATGGTGCTTTACTAAAAGCCGCAGGTGCGAGAACAGCCGTAAATCCTGAACAAGTTGCTCAACTACTACGTAGCAGAGTAACTCTTAATGATGAAGGTGAAGTTCACGTACTAAGTGAGAAAGGCGAAGTTATGTATGACACTAACTCAGCAACACCTCTAACAGTTGATTCTTTAGTGAATAGTTTTCTTGACAAGAACCCACATTTCTTAAGAGCAGGGCCTACAGGAGCAGGTTCTACAGGAAGTGTAGGGGAAGAATCATCAAATGAAGTTGATTTAACTAAACTTGATTTGAGTGATCCTGCTCAAAGAAAAATTTACGCAGAGATGCGTAATAAACGCTAACAACATTTTAGAGAGGAAAGTAAAATGGCAGACACAACAAATACAAATGTAACTAATGCTAACGACCTCGCAGGTTTGCTCGTCAATGCCCGTCAGGACGCCATATTCGCAGGTTACGAAAATTCACTTTACTTGCCAGGACAACTTGTAAATATTTACAACGTTCCAGCAGGTTCAGTAACAGCACAGATTCCGAAATATTCGGCTGTTGCTTCAACAGACGTTTCAACTGAATTACATTCAGACACAACAAACGCAATCTCAGAATTAGACATTCTAAACGTTGCTTCAGCAGGTGTAAACGTTACCGCTAAAACTTACGCGGCACGGGCACTTCAGAAGGATCTGGGCGGAATGGACATGGAAGGTACTGCTACAGTACTTGGCCGTGCTTGTTCTGAAGCATTCGACACAGACGTAATGACTCTATTCAAAGATTCAGGCATTACTGAAGTAGGTTCAACTGGTGTTGATTTAACAATCGACACAATCGCAGACGCAGTTCAGGCTGTTCGTGCTAATAAATTTGGCGGCGAAGTAAACGTTGTTCTACACCCAACACAAATCAAAGAAATTCTTAAAGAGTTCACATCGGCTGCCTTCGCAGGTAACGATGCGGCTAACGAAGCAATGAGAACTGGTTTTGTTGGTAAATTATTCGGTGCAAACGTGTACCAATCTGCATTAGTTCAGACTGACAACTCAGGTGCTGACTATGCCGGTTGTGCATTCGTTTCAGGTGCTTTCGGAATTGCTATGTTTAGAGGACTTGATGTTGCAATGAGCAGAAACGAGGCTGGTATGGGTACTGACATCATCGCAAGTATTCACGCTAACTCTGGTGTTCTTGACACAAACAGAGCAATCAGAATCATTTCTGACGTTTAATAACTCATAGTGAGGGGGTAACCCCTCACTTAACTTTAGGAGAATAGAATGTCTAACTATGCAACAGACGCCAACTTAGCATCATACGTGCCAGACATATTTGAACACGGTGTAGCAAGTTTTACAAGTGAATTAACACGTGCAACAGACAAAGTGAATAAAAGATTAAAAGCAGACTGGTGGAGTCAATCACTTGGCAAACACCCTAATGATTTTGAATCTACAAAACTTAACTCTGCACAGTGGCAAGAAACTACAGTCTATGCGGCGTTGTCTTATTTCATTCTTCCGAGGTTGAGTAGTTTTAGACCTGACGACATCTTTATGGAAATGGCTAAATTTTACCGTGACCAGTACGAAGAAACATTTGGAAGAGAACTTCTTGCAGGTGTTGATTACGACAGTGACGGAGACACTTCATATGAAGATGGAGAAAGGACTTTTACAAGAACAGACAGGCTTTACAGGTAATGGCAAATTCAATTAGAGAAAAGATTGTTAAAGACATCATCTTGAAATTGGAAGACATTAATACAGTTCCTATGGGAGTTGTAAAGCGTGAGCCGATGTTCAGGGATCAAACCGAGTTTTACAACTTGGCGAGAACGGCATTCCCACACGTTATTGTTACCGCAGGTAATGAAGAACGTGAAGACTTAACAATAGGCAGTGGAAGACAGTTGAGGCAAGGTATGCTTCAAATTGAAATTGTCTGTTTTGTCAAAGCGAGTGACAAGTCTATTGATGAAACAATCAATGATTTGATTGAAGCAATAGAAGAAAAACTTGATGCCGACAGAAAACGTGACACAAATGCACACGACACGCAGATTGTACAAGTGCAAATGGGTGAGCCAATGGAGCATCCATATGGACAGTTCATTATGCGTTGTAATGTGCAATACACATTTACAGCAGGAGCATTGTAATGAAAATATTTAAAATGAAAACTCCAACTGGCGACATCAGACGTAGAATTCCTGAAAATATGGTCGAATGGTACAAGTCTGAGAAAGGTTGGGAACTATTAGAGGAAAAGACTTCTGTTAAAAAACAGAAGAAGACAGAAACTAAAACTGAGGAAACTGTTGAACAAACAGAAGACTTAACTAATCTAAACTTAGAAGGAGCAGAAGATGGCAATAGTAAATAAAGCAGGTCATGGCGG